TGCCGCTCCGGTCTTCAAGATGGCGATGGCTCTTGTTGCATAGGTGCGGAACGTGTCGTCGTTCACACCCATTGCAATTTTCTCGATTGTCGAAACAGCCAAATCGATTTGGTTCTTGCCCACTTGCTCTTGAGCTTGCCCAATTGCTGAACCGAACCCGCTGCCGCCTGGAGGCCCCATTTGGGCCTGGGCTTGTGGTGACATCGGCGGTCTGTCGATTGGAGGCATCAGAATTCCGAGTTCCCAACCTGCGTTTTGCCGGTCTTCACGTTGACACTCGTGCCACGCGGTTCAACCGTGGTCATATCGCCTTCGTCAATGAAGGTTCCAACGGCTGCGAACTCGCCCTTCTTCATCTTCGGCGCCGAAGTCGCATCATAGTGACCGCCTACTGCAATGGGTGCGGCCATGCCCTTTCCATCTTTCATGTGATTCCTCGTCGGATGGTTTGCTTGAGTTAAGGGGAGAGCTTTTGGCCCTCCCCCACTTGCTGCCGGTCAAAACCGGCTAGCTCCGATTAGCGCCGTACGTGCTTGACACGGGCCTTCTTGCCACGCTTGGTCTCGAACATGGGATGCTCCTTTCCGGGTAGTTCGCCCTGGGTTTTATTTCGCCGGTGTTCTGGTTGCGGCCTCTCACCGCTGTACTGCTGGCGATCCCCGGAATGGATACCGGAGGTCTAATGCAGCAAGTAGTTAACTTGCCTCATTGAGCAAATGATTAAACAATTGTCCGAATGATTTCAAGCGAAATCGTAAAGAGAAAATTATTTATGGTGTGCCGCTCCCGGCTTTATGCCAGCAGCAGCCGCCGCAAGCGCCATCTGCTTTGCCTCTTCCGCAAGCTCTTCATCGTTCTCTTTCTGGTCTATATTCCAATCTGGAACAGCGATGGCAAAAAACTTCTTGCGGCTCAAATCTCGATTCTTTCTCAGTCCGGCCGCAATCGAAATACGGTCCTGGCGCTGGAATCCGAACAACGATCCCTGCTCGCATTCAAAGCCGAACTTACGGACGTGCGATTCAGAGTTCACACCTTCAGGTATCAAACTTCCCGGCCTATCGTCGATGTCCTCTTTCGTTAGTCCATCCATACCGAGAGTTTCAACGCGCCTTGCAGCGTCATAGAACTGTAGTGCTGTTCCGGTCCACAATTCTCCAACTTCATTCACGCCCGTCTCAACGTTTGCGGCTTTGAACCTGATTGGTGTTGTCTTCGAGAACTGAATCTTTTCGAGTGTGTCTCCACCTGGAACCTGCTTCTTCCCGAGAGCTTGATTAACAGCATCGGTCCCTGAGTTCTCCTTGATCGTCCTTCTGAGCATCTCAAGCACTGGCAGTGGGTAGTTTCCAATATTTGGAGGAGCCTGCCACGTCGGACCTGTAATGGCATTCGAGTTGAAAGAGATTTTCAGGTTTGGCTTGTTGGCGTCTATAGCCTTCAATGCGTCTGGGTGAATAGCCGATTTTGGAGCCATCAAAGCCGGTGCTAGTGCTCTCTTCACAGCCAACAACAATCCCGACATAATCTGGTTCATGATGTCGTTTGTGTCCATCCACGGCTTCAATACACTCAAAGCGTACTGCTGCCACGGGACCGAGTGAAGACCCATCAAAACGAATGGCCTCTTGCGGTGGTAGTAGGGGTTGGGCTCATCGTATAGGGTCACTTTGTTCGAACGAATCACAAGCCTCCCACGAGGATAGAGCTTCTCTTCTGGTTTAACCCAGTATCCCCACGGTGCGCTGTTTGGGCTCTTTCCATCCCCAGGCCCCATCCATAATGTGTTGCGGCTTTCATTGATCGAATCGTCGTTCATCCAGAACTCGACTACTTCTGCCTCTGGATACTTGCTTCTCGCGCTCGACGCCTCAGACCCTCCCATAATACGTTTCCAGCCGGAATTCAACTGCTCAAACAATTGCGGCATGACCGTTGGAGGAACCTGTGGCTCAACACCGTAGGTGCTGTAATCTTCCTGCGGACGAACGTGCTTGCCCATATTCGGATAGGCTCTCTTGATCCAGTCGAGCGTCTCCCGGCGCCGGTAGATCACCATCTCGTCTTCTTGAAGATCATGAGGTCTTGTAGGCCCAAGCCGCATCAGGGCCTTGGGGTTCAAATGCTTCATGGAGATGTCGGCGTCACACGCATCCCCGCTCGTCCCTCTGGCAAACCGATTCCAGTAGAGGAGGACCGGCGAAGTCGTGAACATTCCGAACATTGTCCAGAACGCAAGCGTTTGATTGAATTTGTCCCTGCGAGCCCAACCCTTGACCATCGCATTCAGAATCTTTGCGGTCTTCGAATAATCACCAGCAAACCCAACTTCCGAGATATGGAAGATCGGCCTTACATCGGTGAGCAGTCCTATCGTCTCCCAAAAATTCGAGAGAACCTCGTTCGACACCGGCTTTGGCCTGTAATTGGGGAGTTTCTCGCGCCATTGGATTCCGGCCAGATAATCGATAGCCTCATCCATTGCCTTCAGTTCTGGAGTGGTCTTTTGGCGCGCAATTCCCTCGCTGAAACAGCCGTCAAGGAAATCGGCCATCTTGGAATAATATTCCAACAGATAGCGGTCTTCTACTTCAGGAGTCTTAGGAATGGGAGCTTGAAAGTCTGCCATGTCGTTTTAATCGTATCTCTCAACAGTTCAGTTTGCTACGAAAATCAGAGCCAGTTGTTCTCAACCACATGCTTGATTACGCGCTCTGCCCACAACTTTGCGGTCTCCCCCTGGTCGCGGGCCTTCTCGACTACGGCACCGTAAAGACTTCCCAAGTTGATTAGTACGGCCCCCGGATTGCGCCCCTCGTAAATCGCAACGTCCTTCTTCGCTTCATCTGCAATCAACTTGGCGGTTTCAAGTTCCATCGAGAGGTTGTAGACCAACCCAAACAACTCAGATGCGCTTTCAGGCCGCTTTCCCAATAGTTCCTTCATCCGTTGGAGATCCGCTTCGGGAACGATCACTACCTCCCCCTCAGCCAGCATTTGAATCAATCCAGAGACCGTTGCGTTTCCCCTGTCTCCAAACTTAGCTTCAAACTTTGTCTTCGCGGTCGGCGGTACAACCACTTCCATCTTGACGTGGTTCGGCTGGACCATCACTGGCGGCTTAGACTCTTCGTACTTCACTTGCGGGTTCAATCCAAGGAACGCTGCGGTGTCGTTCCATGAATGGCTACTGTTGGCCGAGCACACTAGCTTGCGATGTTCGGCGTTGACCTGTGCTCCGCATTGCGGGCAGGCATAACGGGTTTTTACGATTGGCACTTTCTTTCCCTCCTCATTCCAAATTTTAGAATTAGTGTTTCGTCGTTTTGTGATAAGGGCAGCGGCAATGAAATCCCAATCGACAACTGCAATCTGGTTCGGCGTAGAGATCGAGGATTCTCTCCTGTTCCGCAACCTTGCCTTTCACTTTGTCAGACCAATCTTTATCCACACATCTTTCAAGATCGGATACCGTGATGTTCCGGTAGTAGTAGTTTCCATCCCGCATACGGATTCCACCCTTGACGCAGATGCACCACTGAGCGGAGCAGCCTAAATCGTTAGGGTTCTCCCTAAAGCCAGTAAATTCCTTCCAAGTCACTTCGCCGGGGCCATTGCCTTGGAAGTAGTTCTTCCAATCGGTTTGCTTGCAGGTTCTCCAAAATCCACGTAGCCGGTAGAGCATTAAACCGAACCAGCCAACCTCAACTTCTTCGCCGTCATGATAAATCACAGATGCTTCCATATTTCCTCCTCACTGGTATTTCCAAGCCTCCGCATCGTTCATCACTTCTTCGCCGTCATGCCGCGACTCGTATTCCGCTACGCTTTCGGCATTAATCAATTCATCAGGAATGCCTTCCTCAAACATCTGCTGCTGTGTGCCAGGGCGATCATGAATCGGACTAAATCGACTATTCTGAAAGTCTGATGGCACTCGAACAGTCTTCTCAACCAACTCACCCTTTTCATTTCTCCGCTTCAAAACCAAATCCGCCATCGCTCCGTGTTCATTGACGATGTAAGAGCCGATCATCCTCTTTGAAAACTTCTCGGCCTCGAATGGAGAGCTTGATCGGTACTGCTCAACTTGAACAGGCATTCCCTCGAATATGACCCTCTTGTAGACGATGTAATTGTTTTCGTCCTTCTTGCCTTCTACTGGCCGTTGTCGCCGCTCTTCGAACTCACCTTCATGGCCGCAGTAAAGAGCGATTATAAATGCCATCACAATATCGTCATGGGCACCTTCTCCCTCCGCGCCATCCTCAGTGAAGTCTCTCAACTCATCGATCAAATACTTGTTACGGATGAGCACCTGATTGTCGAGCATCATCTTCGACATGTGCGCTATCAGAGTCCGCTTAGATTTGTAGTCGGTCCACCATCCAACGATGTCAGTCATGAAGTGCTTGAGGCGGTCCATGCGCTTGAACCGATAAATGTTTTCGTATTCGTAGTCACGCATCAGACGAGTGTTGGTTGCCATGCCAAAGGAATTGACTTCGACAGCCGCAAGAGCTTCGTTGTAGTACCAGCAAAGAGCAAGCACAATGTCTGTAAGGTTGTACGGGTCCATGTACCCATGCCAACTTGCAACCTGTTCATCGAGTTGATGGCCGTCACCGATCTTGATTACTTCACAGCAGGAATAATCCGCACCTTTCTGCCCTAAAGCAACATCGGCGGATACGACGTATCTAGCCCCTGGAATCCGCTTCTCCCACATGTGCAAGCGGTTTTCGTTCTCCGGGTATGACGCCTTTTTAACAAGTCCAAGCAATTCCCCTTTATCGTCACGCGGATTTATTTCCGTCATGTGGAGATGCGGCAACCACTGAGTAAAATCAAAACTGATTTCTCCAATCCATCTTGGTTCTTCAGTCAATTTGCTGTAGCGGTTGATGACCCCTCTAGGAATTGCGGAGATGATTGCGTTTTGGAATGACACTTCAGCGGTGACCGGATACTCTTGGTCGAAAATCATATCGTCGCCGTCAGTGGCGATGAATTCCTCCTTCGTCTTTCGCATCCAGTTGATCGTTTCATTCGATATAGTGATGCCATCTTTCTTCTTTATCTGCTCAACCATATCTTTCTCTTCGAGAGTCAGTG